GAAAGGAATATCTCGACCGTTGGATGCACCTGACTGGTTATGGTCAGAAGTGGATGCAATGGAAGAAGTATTGCTTAACGAGGAGAGAGTTCATTTAATACATCGTTGTAATTTGAAAGACGAACCTACTAAATTAACGAAAGATAAGGTTCGAGTGTTTGCTGGTACGCCTGTTGCTGGGCTTCTTTTGGTTAGACGATATTATTTGCCCATTTGTAAGTTCATTATGGATAATCCAATTCATTTTGAATGTGCCGTGGGAGTAAATTGTTATAGTAAACAGTGGACAGAATTGACAGAAGCTATGATGAAATATGGAGAAAATAGAATGATAGCAGGAGATTATAAATCATTCGATTCAACAATGCCAAGTCAATTAACTACAAGTGCCATGAATTTACTTATAGATATCGCTAAGAAATGTGATTATAGTGAGAGAGATATCAAGATCATGACAGGTATAGCAACAGAAATATGTTTTCCTTTGTATGAATTTAACGGAGATTTCATCCAAGTAAATGGTAGTAATCCGTCAGGACATTCCTTAACAGTGTTTTTAAATAATATAGCTAATTCACTATATTTGCGATATGCTTACTTTGAGATAGCGATGTGTAATAAGATTAGTCCTCCCAAATTCAAGGAGGTAGTTAGTGTAATTTGCTACGGTGATGATAATAAGATGAGTGTGAAAGAAGGTTATGATTGGTATAATCACACTGCGATCTCTGATTCGTTAGCAAAATGCGATATTACTTATACCATGGCGGATAAAGAAGCAAAAAGCGTGCCTTATATTAGTAATTCCGATTGTACTTTCCTTAAAAGAAAATCTGTGTGGGATCCGAATTTTAAAAGATATTTATGTCCGATAGAAATAGGAACTCTCAATAAGATGCTTCACTCTTATCTAGATGGTGGCAATATGAACCCTAGGGAACATTCTGTTAACGTCATTGATAATGTTCTACGTGAGGCTTTCTTCCATGGAAAAAATGTTTTTGAACAGTACAGAGCCGGATTAGTTGAAGTTGTTAAAAGGTGCGAATTACAAGTATGGTTTGGGAAAGATGGCATTCCTAGATATTTGGATTATGAGAAATGGTATGTAGAGTCCTATATCTATCCTCGCTCTATCACGATACCTCCGTCATGTGGAGACGTTAAAACCACTCTAGGTCCACAAGGCCTAGAAACTACAAGAAGAGTGTATGGTTACGGTGATGTGTTACAGCAATATATGCTTCAGACGCTTCACTCTTCTCTTGATGGTTCCCTCGTGAATACGCCCTATTTAGGGCTTCGTCCATTGCTAGAGCGGGAAGGCGGAATAATAGCAACTCTTTCCTTTAATAAAGCTATTTCTAATAAATATAACACTGAAAATGGTCTGACCAACCATCAAACGGTCACGTTTCATGACGGAACGTCTCAAATCGTCAACACAATTGATTCATCTCAGGATTCTACTTATTGGCTTTCAGCTAACTCGGATCGCGGTTTGGAGAAATTCTTTGAGAGACCACAACTACTCGCTACCTATAGTTGGGCAGTGACTAGTAGTCTCGGCGTTACATTCAACCCGTGGGAATTATTTTTCACGGAGTCTTCGGTTAGAGCTCGTATGGATAATTATCATTTATTACATTGCAATCTCGCTGTGAAATTCCTTATAACTGGTAACCCCTTTTATTATGGGAGATTAATGGTAGATTATGTTCCTTTACATAATTATGATACAATTACTAATTATTCAACGAGCGATCTCTTAAATGTAACAGCTGCATCTCAAAGAATGCATCTTTATCTAGATCCTTGTACAAGTCAAGGTGGAACCATGCGCTTACCCTATTTACTGAATTCCAATGCTGCTAATATACATTTAGGAGACATTATTAACAATGGAGTTTTGAACATACGAACATTACAGCCACTGGCTCATGCAAATGATTCAGTGCAACCTGTGACTATTAGTGTGTTCATTTGGGCTGAGAATGTTAAAATGTCTATTCCTACTACTCGTAGTGCTTATGAGGCACAAGGTGATGAATATCACTTGTCTAATACTCAGAATATAGCATCTACAGTAGCAAAGGTTTCAGGAGTTCTTGGGGAAGTGCCGATGATTGGGCCTTATGCGAAGGCGACGGAAATGGTGGCAACAGCATTGGGGGCTGTTGCGAGGTTGTTTGGGTTTTCGAGACCACATGTGATTGAAGCGACGCAGTACGTTAAACCTGAATATATGTCTAATCTTGCCAATACTAATGTTGCTGATAATGTATCAAAATTAACTTTTGATGTTAAGCAGGAACTGACTATTGATACAAGAACGATGGGCTTATCAGGTCGAGACGAATTGTCAATAAAATATATTGCCGGGATTGAGTCTTATTTAACACAATTTGTGTGGAAAGAAGGACATGGTCCTGGTGATGTGTTATTTTCTAGTCGTTTAAATCCAATGATCTCGACGGAATCGAGTGGGCTTCTATATTTACCAGCTTGTGCTTTCGCGGCACTACCTTTCAAATATTGGAGAGGTTCCATTAAATTCAGGTTCGATTTTGTTTGTTCCGCATATCATAGAGGACGCGTTGTAGTGGTGCATGATCCTGCCGCTATAAATGCATACAACACAAATCTTCTAGAAACCAGAGTCTTTGATCTAAATGATTCACAAGATCTTACTTTTGTGGTGGGCTGGACAGCCAGTCAAGCTTTCCTCAAGGTAGGTGATGTGTTTTCTGGGCTTTCGTACTATGAAACAAATACGTTGAGTACGAATTATCCTGATTATGACAATGGAACTATGGAAGTTAGAGTGTTGAATGAATTAACAACTCCTAGCAGTTCTGGAACGAACGATGTATATATTAATGTTTTCGTGTCGATGTGTGATGATGTAGAATTTGCTACACCCAATGAACAAAATTTCGCTACTAGTTATTATGAAGCACAAGGTGATGAAACTATGCTCGTGAACACTGTTCTACCAACTAATGAAGGTGAGGACGATGTATTGCATCACGAGATTCCAGTTTATGATCATACTTATGATGTTTTCTTTGGCGAAACTTTTAGTAGTTTTAGACCCCTCTTACGA